TAATTGCAGTACCATTACCCTTTAGAACACCAGTAATGGTTGTTGAAAGCGTAATTGCAGGTGTTGTAGTTGCATTTGCAACAGTGCCTGCCAAACCATTAGCACTTACAACCGATACGGTTGAAACCGTGCCTGTTGTACCTGACTCAGAAGCTAGCAAAAACACCGCGCCGGTATTGTCTTTTGCGTAAAGCTTCTTATCAGTAATGTTAATTGCCAATTCGCCATTAGCAAGATTGCCTGAAGACGGAACGGCAGCAGCCGTTGTGCTGAAATACAGCGATATAGGTGTGAACCCAGCTTGAGCCATTAGAAAGTTCCTCCAGATACGCCAACGTAATTCGTGGCAGTCACAGTAGTAAAGCTACCAGCCGCAGCTGTTGAAGCACCAATTATTGTGCCATTGATTGCACCGCCTGTGATTGCAACAGTATTAGCGTTTTGCGTTGACATTGTACCTAAGCCAGTGATTGCTGTATTAGGAATTGTTGTAGAAGCAGTGACTGCTGAAGTGCCATTGCCAAATAAGTACCCAGCTAAAGTTGTAGCACCTGTACCGCCGTTGGCAACATTTAACGTACCGCCAAGAGTCAAAGTACCTGACACTGTAATAGGACCACCTGTAAGCGTCAGCCCAGTTGTACCGCCTGAGCCATCCACGCTTTGAACAGTACCGCCAGCTGCAGGAGTTGCTGAGATTGTGATGCCACCAGAAGTATTGGTGATGCTGACGTTTGTACCAGCAGTTAAAGTGGAAAGTGTGTAGCCCGTGCCATTACCAATAGCCAACTGACCATTAGTTGGAGTGGCCGTAAGTCCAGTGCCGCCATAAGCTGTACCAATTGCTGTGCCGTTCCATGTACCTGCTGTTAATGTGCCTACACCAGTGATTCCGGTGTAGGAACCACTTAATCTACCTGTACCAAGCGTTCCAGAAGTAATGTTAGAAGCATTGGTGGTATCAGTTGTAGCAGATGCAGCTAACCCTGACACCGCGCCAGCTGCAATTGCAATTGCTGTATTAGTGACTAAAGTTAATTGACCTTGTGCGTTTACCGCAAACACAGGCACTTGCGATGCAGAGCCGTAAGTTGCAGCAGTTACCGCAGTATTTGCAATGTTAAACGTATAAGCAGGCGATTCAGTTAAACCTGTACCAGCAGTGTAAGTTAATGGCGCACCAAACTGCGCAAATACAAGTGCAGTTACACCAACAACAATAGGCTGTGGAGTTTGTTGTACCCAAGATGTGTTTGCTAGCGTTGTGCCTGCTGTAATCAGGAAGAAGTCACCTGCATCAATTTGATCTACGCCTGTGCCTGAAGTATCAAAGTCAGTTGCACGAGTCAAAATGTATGGCGCACCAGCAGAACCAGTTTGTGTAACTGTGTACACACCGTTGTTTGCCTGTGTGGCCTGATTCTTAACCAAGATGCGGTTGGCTACCGCAACAGCTACGCCATCAACACTTAACGCGCCGTTAGCGCTTGCAGTTAAAGTTGCACCAACACCAGATGCACCGTTGTTGTACGTATTTGCTGGAAGCGCAGTAGTTGTTGCTAAACGGCATGACTGGTGAAAGTTAATACCTGAAGCAATAGCATCAGCATATTCTTTATTAACAATATCACTGCCAGTTGTTGGTGCAGTGGTAATTGTTCCAGTGGTCATTGCCACATTGGTAAACGTACCCGCCGCCGCAGTTCCTGCGCCAATGGTTGTACTGTTAATCGTGCTAGCAGTAATAGTTACGCCAGAAGCAGTGCCGCCTGTAATTGCAACAGCAGAGGCGTTCTGCGTAGACATAGTGCCTAAGCCAGTAATGTCAGTATTTGGAATAGTTGCGCTGGCAGTCATTGGCGACGTACCAGAGCCTTTTACATAACCGGTTAATGTATTTACACCAGTACCACCACTGGAGACATTAACTGTGCCGCCTAAGGTAACCACACCACCCGTAGCTGCAGAAGGCGTTAACCCTGTACCGCCACCGCTAAATGATGATACACCGCCTGCCAAGCTGAACGGGTTCCATACTCCGCCTGCATAGCCTTCAAATACTTGTGTATCAGTGTTGTATCGAATCTGACCTGCTGCGCCTACTGGCTTTTGCGCCGTAGTACCGTTAGGCACAGTAACTGCGCCAGTCCCAGGGAATATTGCATTAGAAGCTAATGTTAGTGTAGGGTTGCCTGAACCATTGCCGTTTGCAACTACAATCTGATTTGCTGTTCCAAGAATCTCGCGTCCTGCAACAGTAGAGCCTCCGATCACAGCCATTAGCCCAGTGCCGCCTAAGTTTGCTACAGCTGCTGCTACGCCGCTTAAAGCAAGTGTTGGATTAGCACCAGTACCATCACCATTAGAAACACTTAAACCAGCCCCTGACGTGGCTATAGAGCGGTTAACCAGTGAACCTGCACCGTCTTTAACAACAATGCCACCGCCTAGCGCATTTAACTGAGAAACTGCACCTGTTAGTGCAATTTGATAAAAAGATTGTGCACCGCCATCAACCAACGTAATACCGGTGTTGGTAGATAGATAACGACTGTTAGGAAGTGTTGGCTCTTGATTTTTAGTTAAGAACGTTGCAGTTAGCGCAGGTGATGCAGCAATGGCGCCTGTAGTTGTCTTAACCGTTACACCATTCTGCACAATTGGCACTGACTCTGTGCCTGTAATTGCGCCAGCTGTTGGCAGTTGCGTAATTTGTATATTGGCCATATTACGGACTCAGGTTATCAAGGTTGCCATTATTCTCTGGATCATCAGTATTCTGCTCCGGCGAGATATTGTACGTATTGTAAGGCCCTGTAATCAATGAATCTTGATCTACCGCAATATTGACATCAGGCCTTGGAAATCTAAGTGCAATCTTTTCAGGCTGCCGTGCAGGTAGTCGGTATGGGTCAAACTGGTCTTTACATCCATGATCACAGACTTTTAAGCCCGGGAAATTAGGATCAGGACCTAGTTCAACATACGCTCTCTTCATGTGACACCTGTCACAAATTGCAATACTTAATACTGCATTGCCAAGAGTATCAAGCGTACGTGGCATACCTACCTTGTATAGTAACTAATATTCGGCGCAAAGTAAATCGGACTCTTATCTCTTTCTTCTTGCTCCGCAATATTCCAGTATTTTTCAGCTTGTCCTTCAAGATACACAATGCGTTCACCCGGAACTGTAGGTAGTTCCATAGCCATTTGATGCGCAAGCATATTCTGAATAGCTAGATACCACCTCTGAGGAATCTCTATCTCACCTGATAAATCACCTACATCTTGTATTTGTCGATGTCTCCAGACCACAATCTGAGGAGCGTATGATGAAGGTGCAGGCCACAAGTACATAGCCGGTTGTGGGATGTTTCTGTCAAACCAGTACTGCAAAGGGTAAAGGCTCGTAAAATTCTTATTTGGCAAATTTGTGTAATCATCTCGGTTTAGTCGAGCGATCGGAATCTCATTTGCATTTGAGCCAAACACAACTTGATATACACCCATGTTGGCACCTGCTGTTTGCAAGATTCTCCAATATGGCGTGCTAGCAGACGGCTCTAAATCATAATATAGCCATGTGCCTGCAGACCAAGTAACAGCACCAGGACTATAAACTGTTGTCCAAGTAGAACCATTAGTAGAAGACTGAATTGAGATGGTTACTGAGCCTGATATTGCTGGGAGTATACCTACGGTTCCCATGTAAATATCGTTACCAGACCCATTGTTAATGCCAATAAAACCTGTGTTAGTAGTTAACTGACAAATGTTGGTGTATTGCCCATCAAAAGCATTTGCTGCATTTCCTGATGAGCTGTTTGCACCAGTGTTATTTGCAGTAACTGTTCTATAGTTTGAATTGAGCACGTCTACTGTGCCAACTGGCAAATAGTAAACATACTTTTCAGGAATTAAGCCAATTACCGTTTTATCAATACACCAGTATTGAATGCCACGATTTGCAAGATTAGAAAGTAAATAGTATAAACTATCTTTAGCCGCTAATACTTGTTCAGATGTTAATTCTTCAGCAAGCTTACCTGAACGCCGAGCGCCATGGTCAATCAGGTTTTGGACGGTGATTGTTGTTTGGCCAACTGTTCCGCTAGTACTCATACATTACCACCCAGGACAATTCCAACGTTTAAGAGACGCTGCTTTAC